CCTCTAAGCTCCTCAGCAATTGCTTTAATATACGAATATGAATTGACAGTGCTGTTTCCCCTATACCTGCTGGAAGCGCAAATATTAAGGTAATCAATGAAAATAATATCAGGTCTAAATGACTTCTTAAGTGCAAGTTCATTAAGAAGTGACTTGAAATGTCCAGCATGAGCAGAGGCAGTAGGATACTCTTTGATGATCAGAGTTCCCTGTGTTTTCTTGGCAAGGTTATTTACCTTGGTCTCAAACATTGACTTTGGAAGTTCAGTAATATCCTGAATATTCACATTCAAAAGATTAGCATCAATTCTTTCTGCAATTTTTTCTTCAGCCATCTCAAGCGTGATGTATAAGACGTTTTTGCCCTGTAGGAGAACTGAACTTGCGTGATGACACATGAACAGAGATTTACCAACACCAGTGCCAGCCAAAGCAATATTAAGAGTTTTGTTTGGTAGACCACCCTTCGTAATCTTGTTGAAAAACTCAAGGTCGAATTCAATCTTGTCTTCCTTCCTATGGTAGGACTCATATCTAAGCTCATAATCTTCAAGGTAATCGTGACCAACGTGATTATCAAAACTTACTGCCAGAGCATCAGACAAAATGCTGGGGATAGCATCTGGAGTTTTCTTTCCATCTTGCCCATCAGCAATAGAGATGGATTCTAATAGTGCCAAGTAGATTGCTCTCTCCCTACACCACTTCTCTGTGGTGGAGACCAACCATTCATATTCCACTGGATAATCATCCAGACAATCAATCAGATGAAGAATATCCTTGAGGGAATCTTGATTCAGATCCTTTCTCTTTTCCACTTCAATAGAGAGAATCTCCTTTGTAGGAGATTCATTGTACTCATTAGCAAAGGAAAAGATCTCCTCAAAGACCACCTGATATTTACTTTCCTCAAAGTAATCTTTCTTGAGGAAAGGAACAACTTTTCTTAGATACTCTTCATTATTAAGTAGGTTCTTTAAAACAAGAAACTCAACCTTCTCCATAACTAAACTCTTTCTTTGCAATTTCGTCTAACTGTGCCATTACTTCTTCAGTGAAGTATTCTTCTGGTTCTTTGAGAATTTGTTTGGCATAGACTTTTTTGCCACCAATTTCATATCGTCCTGCGACATTTTTCCAAAGTCCACCGACTTCACCGAGCTCAAGAAGACCATAATAACGATCAAGACCACGCTCATCATAGTAAAGACGTACTGTAACATCTTTGTTCTCCTTACTCAGACGCGACTTAGCAGTCTTAGCTTTGATAAGATTGCCGACCACTTCTGTTCCATCTTTTTCTTTCTTTTTGCTGAGATAGATGATCGTACTTGCTGCGTACTTGAGTCCAGAACCTCCCCCCATTTCTTTCGTTGGTACATAAGCTCCGATGACATCATACGTGTGATTCGTGACCAAGAGTGGAACATTTGCTTGTCCTAATTTGAGTGTGAGCATTCTAAAAGCACCTTTGACCAATTGTGATTTGGTCATGTCTCTGACTTGTTTGTCATTGAGAGCATCGGTAATTTCTTTCTCTGTAGAAAGCATACCCAAAGAGTCTAACACAAACATGCAGGGTTTGCGCTCATCTAAAGGTTTTTTTAAGTAAATGTCCACTGCTTTGAGTGCCTTGCCACGGAACTCCTCAATAGTGACCACATTGACAACTACTAGCCTGGAAGTATCAATGCTTCTTGACTCAAGAAGAGATTTGGTAATAGCAGCTTCAGTGTCAAAATAGAGGCAGTAACCATCAGGGTTGGAATCAAGGAAATTCTTAACCACAGCGAGAGAAAAGAAAGTCTTTCCAGTAGAAGACTCTCCAGCAATAGCAGTAATCTTATTCCCAGATACACCACCAAATACGCTACCTGAAACCAGTGCGTTAAAAATGTACGAACCTGTGTCAACATAAGTTTCGGTTTCATCAATTTCAGATGCAAGTTTGGTGTAGTCATCACCAATCTCTTTTACAATATCTTTAAGAAAGTCCATTATCCAAAAAATAGTTCTAAGTTTACAACTTTTTCTACATTCCAACCAATAGCATCAAGGATAACCTTTACAGGTTCAAGAAATGCCTTGTCAAATTGTAGGTCATAGTCAATGAATTTGTCCAGTCCCAACTCAACTGGAAAATCTGAGATGAATGAAATCACATTCTCTCTCATTGGGTTTGGTTTCTTCAAGTAAATGAACTTGATTTTCTCACCATTATTGATAGCAGAATATTTGTTGGTGAGACCTCTTTCTTTGATGTAGTAATTATAAAGAAGAGCACCTCTGGCATGAATAGGTGTTCCTTTATTATAGATGGTTGAGTATGATTTGTACTTGTTTACATCAGAGACAGTTCTTGGAAAAGCAATAGACTCTGGTGGGAGTTTCTTGAACTTCTCTCTACACTCATCAATAAAAGAGATCATCTCATCTTCAGTCCCACTCATCATCACTTTGAGACCATCCTTAATCATCTTTCTGCAAGGTGCAGGTGTAGATGATTTGACTGCTTCAATACCCATGATCTTGAGTTTAGGGTCTTCATACCTGACACCTTCACTGTCCCAGACATTGAGGATGTATCTTTTCTTGGCAGTCCAGATTCCACGATCAGCGATGTTCTCTCGCTTCATCTGCATCTTCTGGTCATATGCATTGACATACGACGCCAGTGTCTGGTAACTGGTCTCAATGAACGGTTCAAGTTTATCCTTACAGACCTGATCGATGATTGATACAATCTTACCTTTATCGCCAGACTTATCACCAATAAATTTATCAATAATAGGTCCAAAATTAATATAGATTGAGTCAGTGTCAGATGCAATGACATAATCTACATCTTCCGTTTTCAATAGGTTATTTAGATAACCATTCATTCTGTTCTCAATCCAGCGTATACTGACTTGTCCAGAAAGAGTGATTGCTTCAGCATTCGCAAGCTTGTAATATCTAAAATACTGATTACCGATAGCACCATAAGCACTATTGAGACAGATCTTACGAACCATCTGGAAGTTGTTGAATTTGGCAATGTCTTTTACCGTTTGCTCTCTGAGTTTCAGAAGTTGAGCATCAGATAACTTGGTATAGTCATTGTCAGAAACATTGATCTCCTGTTCTGCTTCTTCTCCTGCACCACCAATCAAATAACCCATTACAAACCCCTCTTTTTCATTTCTGCTTCAATATCAACAAGTTTCTGCTTTGACTTGAGCATTTCTTTTTTGAATGCCTTCCTCTCAGCATACATCTTTTCCATCAACTCTGGCAGAAATCCCTTTACATCCTTCCTATACATTGCACCATTGGCACAAACAGCATAGTCCTTGTAAAGTTCAAATGTCAGCTCTTCTCCCAATATCTTATTTACACTTACTGATGGATGCCTATCTTCAATCAGAGTCTCTGGTGAGATATTGTATTGCATAATCAGGTGTGGATACAGTGAGTTGAGGTCAAAGGATACCACCCAATCATAAACACCTGGTTTGGGTTCCTTCACATAGGCACCAGCAAACTTGTCATTCTTTTCACTGCTGTCTTTTTGTGGAATCACAATACCCCTCTTCTTGAGGTAGTTGTAGATAATAGTATCCCACAACCTAACCTGGAACATAGGGTCAGCAAAGTTGACCTTAGCATCATATGCCATAGTCACAACCAGTTCAATCAGGCGAAGTTTATCCTCCAACCTATCAACCAGTTCAACGTCAACAATGTTGTAGTCAACAAACTTCTTCCAATCCTTAGTGTAGAACTCTTTGAAGGTGTCAAACTCAGAGTGGTCCAACTTCTTCTGACCCAACTCAGTTTCTGCAATAAAGTCCAGTCTGTATGACTCACGGTTCACATAGGTGAACTTCTTGTACAGTTCCAGATAGTCAAGATCAGTGATGCCACCAATCTCATAGGTAACAAACTGTCTACCAGAGATAGAGACCTCCCTCCTGGTAATCAAACCCCAGGGAGAGATGTTCCTGAGTTGTCTGTCCCCAAGGACTCTATCAACCCTCCCACAGATGTAGGGGATGTCATACAACCTTGTGTTCCACCCAGTAACCACATCAGGATAATCACTCATCCACCAGTCAATGAATGCCTGAAGCATTGTTGCCTCATCAGGGTAGTAATGATAGGTCACATTGTCCTGAGAGGGGGTGTATGGTTTCCTACCCCAGGTGGTGATGTGCTTGGTTGCATAGTCCTGAATAGAGATGGTCAACATCTCTTCTGAACAAGATTCAGGATCAGGGAATCCATGTTCAGACTGGACCTCAATGTCCATGGTTACAAGTTTCATCTTCTTGATGTCAAACTTGATCTCATCTTCAGGATACTGATCAGAGATGTACTGATAGATGAACCTCTCATTACCATGAATCTTGAAGTTGTCTACTCCATCATACTTCTTGTAGAACTCCCTACAATCTCGGACTGTTCCAGGTTGAATTGCTTCTACAAATTCACCTTCAAGAGTTTTGTATTTGGTTGGTACATTTGATTTGACAAAGAGGG